CTCTTATTGCTGAGTATCTGCTGATCCAAAAACGCATGGCACAGATAGATTCATGGCTTACTGAGGAGCAGAAGACTAATGATGGGAGAGTTCATGGCAGGGTTAATCCCATAGGTGCTGTGACGGGCCGTATGACCCACTCTAGCCCTAACATGGCTCAGGTTCCAGCTAATTATTCGCCCTATGGTCTAGAGTGTAGAAGCTGTTGGATTGTCCCAAAAGGTTATAAGTTAGTAGGTGTAGATGCGTCGGGTCTTGAGCTACGAATGTTGGCTCATTATATGGATGATGAGGGGTACACTGATGAAGTCATTAATGGCGACATACATACAGCAAACCAGATTGCTTCTGGACTCGCAACAAGAGACTCTGCTAAAACATTTATCTATGCTTTCCTCTATGGGGCTGGAGATGCAAAGATCGGGAGCATTGTTGGTGGCTCTAAGAAGGACGGAGAGAGACTTAAACATAAATTTCTCACAAACACACCTTCTCTTAGACAGCTTAGAGAAAGAGTTGTCCTTAGTTCTCAGAGAGGATACCTAAAAGGTATAGACGGTAGAAAGTTAATCATACGTTCTGAACACGCTAGTTTAAACACCCTCCTACAATCGGCAGGTGCAGTTATTATGAAGAAAGCCTTGACTATATTAGATGAATATGCGACAATACATAATATAGACTATAAATTCGTAGGTAATATTCACGATGAATTTCAAGCCGAAGTTCGAGAAGACCAAGTAGATAATTTTGGATGGCTTGCGGTAGAGTGTATTAAGTCAGCAGGTCTAAAGTTTAACTTAAGATGCCCCTTAGATGGGGAATACAAGGTAGGTAATACATGGGCAGAGACACACTAAGCAGAGAGAAAGAACTTAAGGACATAGGTTATAATTATAAATGGAGTCATTCTAACTTTATAATAGAGGATGTTATACGAGTAGCTCCTCATAAGAACCGTTGGTGTTATGTTGGAACAGAGAACTTCTGGCATGACTTTGAGGATATGGAGGAGATTAAAGATACAGTTGAGTTCTTATTGGACGATGACAATAAACACTTAGGTTGCTTTGGATATCCCTTCTGCGACGATAACCTTTTAGGGTGTCGTGTTAGAATGGGTGATGACGTAGAAGAATTTGGACATAAAGGATAAATGACATGAGTAAAACATTAGACACATTAGTAGAAGACATCTATACGTTGATGAAGAATAAGAACTCAGCTAAGGGTGTTGATCCCGAAGCAGAGATAGAGAAGTTTGGGGAGGCTATGAAGGACCTCATGAAGAAAGAGTTTCTTCCCTCCACCAGAAGATATGATGGTAGTAATCTTAGACTATCCGCTGTGGGGAAACCTGATTTACAACAGTGGTACTCAGCTAATAAATATGTAGGGGAAAAGTTACAACCCCAGACATTAGTTAAATTCATGTATGGTCATATGATTGAAGAGTTCCTTCTTATGTTGGTTCGTATGACGGGACATGAGGTTACTGATGAGCAAAAGCAAGTCTCTGTAGGTGGTATCAAAGGCCACATGGACTGTAAGATAGATGGTACTGTGGTTGACGTTAAGTCCACTACGTCCTACGGCATGAAGAAATTTAAAGATGGAACATTAGCCATGTCAGATGACTTTGGCTATGTAGATCAGATCAAGGCCTATGCCCATGCAGAGGGTGATCGTAAGTGGGCATGGTTAGCTATGGATAAGCAGAATGGTACTCTAGCGGTCCTTGAGTATGACCTAGATGATACAGACCACCCCATGCACAAGTATTATTCTTCGGACATAGAGGAGCGAGTTGCTCATGTAAAAAAGTCCGTAGGGCAGGAAGACCGACCTTCTCCATGTTCATATCCAGTGCCAGATGGCAAGTCTGGAAATGTAAAACTTTCTACTATGTGTTCTTATTGCCAATACAAAAAACATTGCTATCCTACTTTAAGGGCCTTCGCTTATTCAACAGGTCCTAGGTTTCTAACCGCAGTTCATAACCTACCTAAAGTTCCAGAAATTAACCTTAACGCTGTTTAAACATCTTGAAGGAGATTAATATGGCTATAGAATTTAAAGTTATTAACACCCCCCGACACGACAGATTTGAATCTCAAATTACACAACTTCTTAACGATAAGTGGCTTTTACACGGTAGTCCCTTTATCTCTCAAACCGGAGGAATGACACAAGCATTAACCAGAGAAGTTAAATCAGTAGCTTCACCTGCTCCCGTCGTTAAACCTTCTAAACTTATTAAAGAAGAAGTAGTTAAAAAGTCACTGGTTAAAAAATAGTGAAGACTCCAAAGTATCGTAATAAGTTTGAGGAAAATGCCGCAGAGGTTTTAGGAGACCTCTGTAGGTATGAACCTAAACAAGTTCCCTATACAGTTTATCGTAACTACATTCCAGACTTTGTAGGGATGAGGGGAAACACTGAGGTACTTATAGAGGCTAAAGGTTTCTTCAGGGTTGGAGATGTTCAAAAATACAAAGCTATCCGTGATAGCATAGACAAGTCACAAGAGCTTATATTTTTACTTTATAATCCCAATAAGAAGCTAAGGAAGGGGAGTAAGATGACAATGGCTGAATGGTGTTCTAAAGAAAAAATTAAATGGTATGTGTTAGGAGATATTACTGATGCCTTTAACATCTGAACAATTTTTAAAGAGGCTGTCTTCACTAACTGATCCAGCTTATTTATGTGAGGTTTTGGGAATAACCCCAGAAGACATTATTAGAAGCTTTGATGACCTTATAGAAGAAAAAATAGATGTCCTTAGAGAAGCTTTTGATGTTGATTTATATATTGGAGAAGGAGAGGAGGATTAATATGGATGAAGATTCAGAAAAAGAAGACGGTATGATGTTTATGGTTCCTGATGTTTTAGTGGCAAGGACGGAACAGGTTAGACGTTTAAGTAAAGACTTATCAAAGGCTCAGGGAGATCATAAAATATTTCTTAAACAAGCCATTGTTATTTTATTGGAAAGCTGTGATCTTAAGTTTTCTAGGATGGGGCAGATAAAACACGATAACGTCACCCCCTTAAATTAGGAGATAGATATGAAGACAGTCGTTCTTATTGTTACCTTAGTTCTTTCAGATGGTACTTTTGGGTTTCAAATATTACCAGCACCACCTTATTATGAAACAATTAAAAACTGTGAGTCTTTCTTTGCTCCCAGAGTAGAGTTTTATCATCAAAACATATCTCCCGAAAGAGAGAAACTGTTTGATATTGATACTCGTTGTGTTATACTAAAAGTACCGGAAGTAAATCCTAACGATAAACATGCGAGGAACTAATAATGTCTGATGAGCATGATCCTGTAAACAATCCTTCTCATTATAATATGCTTGATGTAGAGGCCATAGACATTATTGAGATGTCCATGACTAGGGAAGAGTTCTTAGGTTATCTAAAGGGAAACTCCCTTAAGTACATGATACGTTATAAGCACAAAGGAAATCCTTCTGAAGACCTAGATAAAGCACTATGGTACTTAAATAAATTAAGGGGAAAGTTTAATGGAGAATAAAATTCAGTACGGTATGACACTCCCAATATCAGAGGAAATTGATAAAGTTAAGTATCGTCAGACCGGGGAGGACTTCTATAGTAAAGTTGTCAGGATTTCAGAGTCCCTTAAGGACACACCGGATCACTTTGAATCATTTAAAGATGCCTTAAGACACCTAAGATTCCTCCCTGCCGGGAGGGTTCAGAACGCTATGGGAGCCGCTAGGCAGACTACGGCCTTTAATTGTTTCGTAAGTGGTTCCATTGAGGACAGTATGGACTCTATCATGGGTAGGGCTACAGAGGCCGCTGAGACCATGCGTAGGGGTGGTGGGATAGGTTATGACTTCAGTAGACTACGACCAAGAGGGAACAGAATTAAGTCCCTAGATTCCAGAGCGTCAGGGGCAGTGAGCTTTATGCAGATATATGATGCAGTCTGTCAGACAATAGCCTCTAGCGGCCACAGGAGAGGCGCACAGATGGGTGTCTTACGTATAGACCATCCAGACATAGAACAGTTTATAACCGCTAAGAACGACGGTACGTCCCTCACAGGGTTTAATATCTCAGTGGGTGTGACTGATGAGTTCATGAAGTGTCTTGAGAAGAAAGAACCTTTCCCTTTAAGGTTTAATGGAGTAGTCCATGAAGAGGTAGACCCTGTAGCCCTGTGGGACATGATCCTTAGATCAACATGGGATTGGGCAGAACCGGGAGTTCTGTTTATTGATACTATCAATAGAATGAACAACCTGTACTATTGTGAAACCATAGAAGCAACAAACCCCTGTGGTGAGCAACCACTGCCCCCATATGGAGCTTGTCTGTTGGGGAGCTTTAACCTTACTAGATATGTACGTGATAAGTCATTTGATTTTGGTCTCTTTACGGGGGACATACATACAGTAGTTAGAGCTATGGATAACGTAATTGACAGAACCATATACCCTCTACCTGAACAGGAACAGGAAGCAAAGAATAAGCGTAGGATAGGCTTAGGTATCACAGGTCTTGCTAATGCCGCTGAGATGTGTGATATGCCCTATGCGTCAAAGAAGTTTATGAAGTTTACTTCTCAGGTCCTAGAGACCCTAAGAGACTACTCATATGCGGCCAGTTCTACGTTGGCTCAGGAGAAGGGTTCTTTCCCACTGTACGACAGTCATAAGTACACAGAGGGAGAGTTCTTTAAGACATTAGCACCTTGGGTGCAGGATCAAATTAAAGAGTTTGGTATCCGTAACTCACATCTGACTTCCATAGCACCCACAGGTACAATAAGCCTGACCGCAGATAACGTAAGTTCGGGTATAGAACCACCTTTTAGTTTATTTTATGATAGGACTATACAGGAATTTGATGGACATCAGATACAGAGAGTAGAGGACTATGCGTTTAAACAGGGCGTAAGTGGACGTACAGCTAACGAGATTAGTGCGGAAGAACACTTGTCGGTTCTTTCTCTTGTGTCTAAGTACATAGACAGTGCTGTATCCAAGACCTGTAATGTAGGGAGTAATGTTACCTATGATGAGTTTAAGGA